TCACTTCTTGTCTCCTTTCTACTCGTCTAAGTAGATAAAATGTTCTTCACTCAAGCCTTCTTCCGTGAATACGCACAACAACTGAGCAGGTCTTGATGTGGTGTTAATCATGTTTTCTGCCAAATCATCTCCTCCACACATCGACGGGAGCAATATTCTTCTGTATTTTGTACTCTCGTAGTGATGCAAGTGACCTTGAAACAGATATGTTTTTGCAGAGTTTAGTCCATACATTCTGAAAATATTGAGTGTATCAAGTTGCCCTTTCGTTGGGCTTGAACTTATATGATTACCATGAGAGATCACAAGATCGCTATCGTAAATCTTAAGAATCTTACTAGCTTTATCAGTGCAATCAAATATAATGTCTGTTTCTTGCATAGAGTAGACAAACTCTAACATTTGGTTTGCTAAAATATCCCAGTTCACATAACCTTTCGAGTGATTCCCAGGAACGCCGATATAATAATCTGGACTAAGCTCATTTATCAAATGAACCATAGCTCTCAAGTAACCCATAACCTGATTTTCTCCCGATGCGTACTGATTCAGTATCTGTTTATTATAAGTATTAGCTTCAGGATCATCAAGGGCATCACCATAGTTAACGATATAAAATTTATCATAGTCGTTATTNTCAAGCATGTACTTGGTGCGTGAAATAATTTTATTCAANCTTTGCCAGAAAATATCTTNGTTGTATTCGTTGCCACTAGGCATTTTTGACCCAAGAATAAGCTTCCCTTTGTGCATATCTGCCAAATTTAGAACAAGTGTTTTCCCAGATAGAGATGAAGGTTTTACTCTCTTGTTAGGAATGTTTACTGCTAAATTCTGTAGTTCACTTTTTAATCCGTCTAAGAGCTTGTCATAGAAATAGTTTTTGCTTCTGTACATTAGCAACTCTTTCTTTTCGCTCTCTCGTTCTTTCTCCTGCAGCTTTACAAAAAATTCTTTCTTTCTTCTTTGAATACTTTCTTCTACAAGCTCGTCCATGTCATCATTAATCAAATCCTCGTCAATATAAGGTACATCATCATGAGTAATACCAAAAGCGTTTTTGATTAGAAAAAAATCCCGACGTGGAATTTCCATTTCTCTACAAACATGGTTAATAGTCAAATGCTGTTCACAATATAAGATTTTGAGCCTACGTAAGTCTTCTTTGCTAATCTCACAGCTATAAGAGCGGTTCTTATTATAAATATAATAAATACCATCAACTTCCTCAACGATAGGCTTGCGCTCATCAAATGACTCAATATCCTTAGAGGAACTAGAAAGTTTTCGCTCTTGATATATTCTATTTTTTAGTGTCTTCCCTGCTTTCCCGAACTGGGCTGCAACCTCGTCATATGTTAAATCAGGATTGTTTTGATAAATTTCTTTTGCCTTTTCAAACCAGGACATTCTTTACTGATCACTCCTCATCATCATCGCTTGTCTCTTTTTGTCTAATCCAAACATTGAGTTCTATTTTTATACCAAGTCCTCTTGCATACCTATCCAAAAAAGCCAGTGTAGGGTTGTATTCACCTCTCTCCATTAATCCAACAACGGTATCCGATGTGCCAATAATCCGTGCCAGTTTTCTTTTGCTATAGCCCTGATTTTNCCGTGCAAACTCAAGCATTCTAGGAAGATCATCATATTTGAATCCAATAGGATCGTCTCTCATTTTTTGTAAACCTCCTATAACCTACTTCCTCACTCTATTATACGAATGTCGCACCAAATCTTGCCAACTATTTTCATAAAAAGAATAAAAAATGTCAAATTATTCGCAAAAAATAGGCAAGAAACGTATAATCTTTCGTATAATAAGATGAGAGAAAAACTCTCTAAAAAAAATGAAAGGAGGAAAGATGTTGCGGTGAAAATTAGACTAACTGATGTAGAAACCAAAGAACTCGTATTTCAAGCACAGCAGGGTGATAAAGAAAAGCTAACCGAGCTTTACAATGCCTTTGAGGACTTTAGATTAAATCTAGCAAAATCATTCTATGGCAAAGGAGTAGACATGGAAGATATACAACAGGAAGTAGATAAAAATTTCATACTTTCTGTATATGGATACGACCCCAATAAAAGTGATTCAGCCATCTTGCATATTGTGTCAAGAACAAAAAGGACGACTTTGAATTACTACAATACAGAGCTAGAATATAAAAATAATGTGTCTTTAAAGCCTATTATCTATCCTGAAGATGGTTTAGTTGGCACTTTGGATGTTAGTGAGGAGTATCTAGATTTTATCGACGAAGTATCTGACTTTTCTGATGAGGAAAAGAAAGTTATATTTTATTATTTTGTCCTGGGGTATACGCAAGAAGAAACAGCAAGAGAAATAGGTATTTCAAGAATGAAAGTACAGCGAATATCTCAAAAAATAAAAAAAATAAACTTTTTCCCAAAAAAGTGAACAAAAATGAGCAAAATACTTAGTTTATAGTATAGAAGGGTTATGCACATTTTACATTTTTGAGGGCGGAGATTTTGTCTCCGTTTTGGCATGCCTAAAATTGTTTTGAGGAGGGGAAGTGATGACGTGGGTTAATATTCGCGAGAAACTATCAAAAGAAGAAATCGTTGAAGTAGCTTCTAAAGATGCTATTACTTCTACTCCTATAGATAACGTTGTCTTTGACGGGAAAGAAATTAAAAGATTAATTCGCAAAATAGATCCTTCGACAAAGCCAAAAAAAAAGAGAGAAAATCCACAAGATGGATCGCTAAGAGATTTTGTTAGTGACGATGAGAGAAAAATGTATATTGATGAATTTGGACCATATGGGATGGCTTTGATTAATGACTATGAGAGAGAATACTTTAGAACCCGCCGTGATCAAATCATAAACGAAGGAAATTTTGATTTAGACCCCGAGTTCGACATGTCTATTGTGATGATGGTAGTTATGGATGAAATTATTCAACAACGTTTTTTACAGGAAATGGCATCAAATCCCACAAACCAAGCTTTAAATAAACAGCTTACAGAGATTTATAAGAGATATAGAGAAAACCTCAAGACTCTCGATGCGACAAGAGAACAAAGAAATGCTTCTGGTGATAGAGAAAATCTTGACTCGTTGGCTCAAGCAGTTCTTATGCTTCATCGCAATAAAGAACAACGACTTAAAGAGATGGTTGAGTACCAGAAAGAAGAAGAAGAACTTTTGAAAAAAATAGCGCTTAAGGCTCCACCAGAGGTTGATTACTGGGATACAGAGGAAATTACACCTTCTAGTGATACTGATGAAGACTAGACCTAGTAAAGTAGATCTAGATATTTTACAAGATCTAGAGTGGATTGAGTTCTATAGAGAAAATCCTGTAATCGCTGCTGAGGATTTATTGATCAGAAATGGTAGACCACTTAAATTACCTCCACATCAGAGAATTATTCTTAATGATCTTTGGAAAGGAACACCCTTCGTTATGCTTATTCTTACTCGTGGTGGAGGTAAAACTGCTATAATTGCTGTTTACCTTGTGCTTAGAGGGTTACTTTACCCCCATGAAAGATTAGGGATTATCTCAGGCAACTTCCGACAAGCGAAAAAATGCTTTGAGGAAATTACTAGATTTTATAACGAATCACCCATTATGCAAGCATCAAGCAAACAACCTCCGACGCGAGGAAATGATCAACATGGTTGGTATGTAAAGAACGAATCTTTCGTAAAAGCTTTACCTATTGGCGATGGTAATGCAGTTAGAGGAGAACGCTTCTTCAAAATGTTTTTGGACGAATTCCCCCAAGTAGATGAAAAAGTGTTCAAAACAGTTCTCGTACCAATGCTTGCTACAAGAAAAGATCCTACAGCCCCTATGACAGCAGATGAAGAGGGGAACCAGTTGATTCTAGCATCATCTGCAACATGGCAATTTAGCTGGGCATACCCACTATATCTGGAATACAAACGTCTTCAAGCTAGTGGTGACAAATCATATTCCGTACATGAGTTTGATTGTGATGATGTAGGAGAGTTCTTAGACCCAAAAATCGTTGAGTACAGTAGACTACACTCTCCTAGAGAAATATTTCTCATGGAGTATAAACTNTTATGGCCCAGAGATTCATATGGATTCTTCCCTGCTTCATTGCTTAGTACAATCAAGAAGAAGCATTGTCTAACAGAAGCCAAAGGGAAAGATGAGTGCCAATATGTTTTAGGCGTTGACCCTGCTAGAGAAAGTGACAATTTCGCTGTATGTGTTATTAGACTGAGCAGAAATGGTAATCGGGTTGTTTATGTAAATGGACGAAAAGGTCTTACATTTCCAGAGATGGCAGGAGAAATCCGCAGACTATGCAGAGAGTTTAATATAGTGCGTATTGCATTGGACTACGGTGGAGGTGGAACTTCTGTCAGGGACTTGATTGCTGAAGAGTCTGTTTGGGAGAACAAAAAGGGTGAATTAATAGAAGAAGATCCTATTCTATCCATCGATCCCAAAGATTCACCTGATAGGTATGGCAAAAGAATATTAGACTTAGTATACTTCTCACCTAAAGAAATTTACGAAATGAATATGAATCTCAAATCTGATATGGAGCATGGTCGTTTGATTATGCCATTGGAGCCAATTAAGGGTGATGAAGAATCAGAATTAATCTTTGAAGAAATGAAAAGTATGGAGAAAGAGATTGTATCTATTATCACAAAAACCACATCAACAGGTGTCATTCAGTTTGATACACCATCAAAACGAATGCAAAAAGATAGATATACCGCTCTAATGCTTGCAAATAAAGCGGCTAGAGACTTCAATTCGTTAGAAGAAAAAGAAGAAGATAGCTTCTCGTCATTAGCATGGGGAATATTTACTTAAGGACGGTGAACTCTGTGGCAGATAAAAAAATTGCATTAGGTCAAGAGAATGAATTGCCAATGAAAGCCACACTGCACGATGATGGTACTGCCACAGTGGAGTTAGCTATCGGTAGNGCAGTTCCATGGCATCAAAAAGAAAGCAGTAGTATTTACTTTTCAGATACACCCTTGATGCGAACAGGTATAATCCCAAANGACTTTCATTCAATTATTCCTATTCTCCGTTGGTATTATACAAACGACGCTATGTTCGGAACAATNATTGATACTATGGTAGAACTAGCTATAGATAATACGATTAAAAACACAACGGATGATAAAAAAGTACAAGAGTTTTTTGATGGGATTGTTGAAACAAGCAATCTAAAAAAGGCTTGTCGTTGGATCATATTAGAGTATTTTCTTCTAAACAACGTTTTCACGTATCGCACTAGGCACGAAGGCACAGTTAAGTCTAGGAATGGCACAAAAGTTCCTCAGTATGAGTGGACGGTATTAAATCCAGAATACACTCATGTTACAGGCTCATTATTGTTTGGAGAGCCACAAATAACTTTAAAGCCAGACAATAGCTTAGATGATTTACTTAATGCAAGCGATAAAGGGATAATACCATCAATCCTCCCTAATGATATCAGGAAAAATTGGGGAAAGGATGCAATTCAATTAGATCCAGACAATGTTTACCATATAGGTAGACACAAACAACCATATCAAAGATATGCCCCTGTTACACTCAAAAGAGTATTACGTCCACTAAAAATGAAAGAAATTTACATGAAGATGGATATATCTACAGCTAATAGCGTGATAAATCAAATTGTAGTTTTTAAACTAGGAAGCGACAAGTTCCCTATTAGAGATCAGAGTGTGCTAGATAAGTTTAGTCAGATGATTACAACTAACAGTAAGGCTTATCAGTTAGTTTGGACTCATGCTTTGGAGATTGATTACGTCCGTGCTGATGCAGAGGCCCTTGATTCAAAAAAATATGATTTTGTCAATAGAGAGTTGTTGTATGGCTTTGCAGTACCGCCTACTCTTATTGGGCAATCTGCTGGGACAGGAAATAGCAACGCTTATTTGGCTGTTAAAGGTATGGTAGAGAGATTAGCATGGGCTAGAGAAGATTTAGAGGACTGGATAGAGAGAGAATACAGGATTATTGCTAAAGAAAATAATCTAAAAACATGGGCAAAACCGCATGTAGGTAGCGTAAACCTGGAAGAAGAAAAGACGTTTAGACAAATTCTCCTCAGCCTTCACCAACACGGAGTACTTTCTGCCGAAACACTTCTTAGTGAGACTGGGTTCGATATCCTGACAGAAGTAGAGCGACTTAAACTCGAAAAAGAAATACGTGATTCAGAGGGTATACTTATTCCTTCATCTCCTTTCCAAAAGTCGAAATATGATTCTACTCCCGAGGGTGTTGCACCAGTGACAAGCCCAGGTAGACCATTAGACTCTCCAGATAGTGAAGATCGAGATAGTCGCGATCCTAACCCAAAGCCAATGGGGTCTGGAATGGTAATGGGGTCAGAAGAAGCAAAAAAATACCTTCTTGACGAAGCAGACTTGTATTTTTTGAAGATTTCAGCACTTTATGCGGTTTTAGAATCTAGAATTTTAGAGATCGCAAAAGAACAAGGAATAGATGAAAGCCTGGTTGTAGCTGCTATCTTTGCATTTTTCGAAGAAATGAAAAAGACAGGAGATGCAACATTTAGCAGAGTTAGTGAGACTTCATACATAGATGTNNATAACCATACACCCGATAGCAACAGTTACAATGAATATTTAAANAAGGTTATTGAATGGAATGATATGTATCTCAAGAAGCTCTGCGACAGCTTAGAAGAACAACTTCTCGAACTAACTTCTTTCGATGTGGACGATTACTTGCCACTTATAAATAAAGTGCTTGAAAAAGAACGATATCGACTCAGGCTGTTTGCGACAGAAGGTGTAAAGAAAGCAAACGCATCAGGAATTATCTCTAGCCATATAGATCTTGGTTACGATCAAGCTAGATGGATTTGTCAGTTTAGGAACCCATGTGAAGTATGTGTCGAAAGGCATGACCAAATATTTAGTATAGAAGATGTTTTTGAGATCTACCCTGCTCACATTCATTGTGAATGCGAGTTAGAATTTATAAATAGCAGTCGCAACTGATGAGCGGAGGAGGTGTTGATGTGACAAAGCAATTAGAGAGTGTATTCCTTAATGTAGCAAGCAAGACTGTTATTGCTAGTGAAGATATTGTAGATAGCAAATATGAAGGTCTTAAGCGACTGGCTGAGTTTAACCAGAATGCTGACTTGATGTTTATTAGTTTTATACTAAAACATGAGGGAGATAACGCCAATGGTGATTATTTCACTCGTGATGAGATAGAGGCAAGTTGGGCTACATATATCGGGAAGCCTATTACATGGGAACATAAACAACCGTTTATTGGACACATTACCGACGCTATTTTGGTCAAACCAGAAGAAGATGCCGAAGATCCCAGGTGGTATGTTGAGTGTGCTGGTGTTATTTGGAAAGCGAGATACCCAGAACAAGCAAAGGTTATTGCTGAAGGTGCCCTTGAAAAAGAGGTAAGAATGAGTATGGAAGTATTTTTCTCTGATGCAGTATATGCTCACGGAGATTTGACAAACCTATATACAAAAGAGCAAAATCCTACTTTAGCCAAGTTTAAGGGCAGAAAATATCTTGGTAAGCCTGTATATAGGGTACTCATAGGTTGTCATGGTGCAGGCGTAGGTGTAGTTGCTAACCCCGCCGATGAAGATGCTATTTTCTTGAGTGTTGCTAACGAAGGAGAACAGCAAGAGCTTGTTACAGATCAGAATATTATTATTAATCACGAACTAAACTCTGGATATCTAGATCTAGAAAATATTAAGGAATACATAGAAAAGGAGGTTTTATGCATGGCAGATAAGGACCAGATCTTGGAACAGCAGGAGCTAGAAACCCAAGACGCTACTTTAGAAGATAATATTACAGAAGAAGAAGCTGTCGAAGCTGAAACTAATTCTGAAACTGAAGAGGTTCAAGAGACAGAAGAAGACGTTTCTGAAACCGAACAAGAAGAAGTCGAAGTTGAGGATGAGGATGCCGAAACTAAAACTGAGGCAGAAGTCGAAACAGACGAAGAAGAGGAAGTAGAGGATACCCAAGAAGAAGAGCAAGAAGAACAAGCCAAGGAAGAGGCAGAGGAAACAGAAGCAGAAGCATCTCTTGTAGAAGAATTTTTAGATAAGAGACTACGAGACTCTGCATTTTATGAGGTTTTCGATGTTCTTCGAGGAGCTATTAGGAACCACATGTGGGACTTTGCTGATCATAAGATTGATAAAGCTGAGTTTGAG